TCGTCAGACGCTTCAACGGGCGCTGGCTCTGGCGCAGGCGGCGGGGCCGGGGCCGGTGCTGGTCTCGATCCTCCAAAACCACCCATTACTCGCCTCCCGACCCAAGCGTAGTCTGAATACCAAGCCGTGCGTCCTCACGCTCCGGCGAAAGCAACATGCGCTGACCGCCGATCTGGCGAACACGCCGCTGGGCCGAAAGCTGCGCCTTCTGTTGCCGTTCTTCTTCCGCAAGTCGCGCTTCCTGCCGCGCCTGTGCAGCAGTCGTTTCCGGCGCGACCTGAGCGGCTGATGGCATCTTCGGGCCGCTAAGTAATCCACCCATTACACAGTCCTCGCAAACATAATATGGTCAGCACCATCCGGGCCGTAACCACGCATAGTGCCTTCTTCTGCGAACTTTAACGCGCGCGCCCATCGCATTGCAATAGTATTTCTACAATCAACGACTATCTGCAATCGGTGTAATTGCATATCGCTATAAATTGTATTGAAGTATCGTATAGCACCGCGCGTTAGTGCTACAGGATTTGTTTCAACCTTGTATGAAGTCAACAGCCAAGCCTCTGCAACGCCCTCCCATACAGGCATTGCGCCCCAGCAACATGCTATTTCACCACGCAGAAGCGCAGTGTAGCTGTGTTTATGTTGCCCCATCAGCTTGAGACGCGCGTCATAATCAGGGAATTGCTTGAAATACATTTGCTCAAACGGACGCAAGTCCATCATTCGCACATGCGCCCAGTGGAACGGCACGACCGAAACGCTTGAGTGGTTCGTAATCATAGATGTTGTGTGTGTAGGCGGTTAATGGTACAACATATGGGTTGTGTGTAAGTTTCTCCCTGTGTACTTAGGGCGTGTGTTTTTCTCCGGCACACGCCCTATTTTTTTTACGCAAACACATTGAAATCCATGTTGGCCTGAGCCTGCTTGAACATTGGCTTGCCATTCGGGTTCCGCGTCAGGCGACGATGTTCGCCACCACCCAACATCAGGTAGCCATACGCATCACCGACATGCGAGTGATCGTTCTTTGACGGCACGTCGCGGAAGCGTTCCTGCCCAGCACCAATCGCCATGCGCTTGAAGTGGTAGCCGCCAGCAAGCGACTTGCGGATGCGGTTGCAATCTTTCGACACAAGCAAGCCCGGCTTACCGTCAATCAACCTGTTCATCGGCATCGCACCAGCTTCACGACGCACCATGAAGTCGTTCGAGTTCGTCGGCTGCGCCCTCAGTCCAAGCGTCCGCAGGTGGTCAAACGCCGTCACTTCAAAGATTTCGTCGCGTTTACCGCCTGCGGGGTCGCCCCAGATGAACACCTCGCATTTATCGAACTTTGTCGAAATGTCTGCCATCAGGTGATGGGCAAATCTCTCTAAGCCCATATCAAAGGCTACCAACTCATGCACGATATGCCAACGCCCGTTTGGCATCTTTTGTCCAAACACAGCCGCAGGCGTCAGACCAAAGTCGAGTCCGATATGCACTGGCATACCGACCTCGATCTCAATATCAGCCGCCATCAAGCTATCGCTATACTCGTGCCACACGGGCTTACCGTCCTGCACATAGACGTACTTCGCCCCGGCGTAGCACTCGATCCAGTCCAGCGTCTTGCCCGCCAACTGCTGCTCGTAATAACCGGGCGGCAGGTTATTAATGTTCTCCGCCTTCGGGTTCAGCAACCAATACTTGTTCGCCCCGAAGATCGCTTCCTCATGCTCCTTCGTGCCTTCAACCACACCACCGGGCTGCTTGTAGAACTTCCACGGATAGCGACCACGGATCGGGTTCTTCTCCGCCAACTCGTGCCACCAATGATCCGAATCCATCGGGTTCGTGGACATCCACACACCACGCCACGGACAACCGCCATGCTTCTTCGTCGGATAACGACCGACACGCGATGTCAGTCCATCGACCACCGCCTTCGGTAACTCTCGCGCCTCGTCAACAAAACCACCCGTTAGTTCCAGCGACAGCAGCTTCCGCACGTCACGCGGCTGGTCCAACGCTAGAAAGATAACTTCGCAGTCCAGCCCCGGCGCACCATCGCGTTCAGGCAACTTGATATGATGCGTGATCGGCGGCGACCAACGCATCTCGCCCCAAGTGTTCTCAGGAAATATCTCCTGCCACGTCTTGATCGTCGTGGTCCGCAACTCAGGATAGCTGTTACGAATAACGGCAAACCGCGTGTAGCGAATGTTATCGACCGGCGATGGCGGCTGCTTCACAGCGCGCAACATCACTTCTGCCAGACTCGCGTAGGTCTTGCCGGAACCAACCGGACCCATCAAGCCACGCACAAAGCTATCATCGTTCAGGAACTGCCACGTTGTCGGGCTTTGCGAGAAATCCAAGTTCAGCCCGGTGAGCGCGTCGTCGCCCTTCTGGCGGCGACGGCGCGGCGAACGATCCGTGGCACGCTGTGATCTAGGCATCGTAATGCTCCGGGATAATAACCTCAATCAAAGCGCGATGGCATGAGCCACACACCACCTCTTGCTCACCATCATACACGCGACCGCGTGTCGGCTCTCCGCAGAAATCACATTCAATGTATTCTGCGTAGAACCTGACAAACGGGTATTCGCCGTTAAAACGCTGGCCCACGAACGAGTAACCTTTCCTGCGGCACATGAACGGCATCTTCAAACCGTCTGCCCGCCAATTTCTCTGCCCACGCATCTTCAACCGTTTTGCGTGGCCGAGCAAGTGCCTTCGCCTTGCGCTCTGCCGCCTCCTCCCTCAGACGCAGCTTCGCCTCAAAGCGCACCCAATACTGATCGTACTCTGCCTTATCAAGCAGCTTCGTTTCGCGCTCACGATCCTTTTCGCGCTGCAACTCATACAACTCGTTAAAGCACTCCGGGTGGAACGCATTGCCCACCGCAATCAGCTTCGGTGTTGTCGTCATGGGCTTCTTGCAATGCTTGCACATGAAAGTTTTGCCCATCATTCTTTCTCCTGAAAGTCTTCGTCAATTATTTCGTAGGTCGTTGTGTCTGGACCCTTCACGTTAATCCCGATCATGCTGGGACGGCGATCATCACTATTCGGCTCAAGCAAGCCACGATGCTTCGCCAACAGACGCAAGGCGGATAGCTTGTCGTGCATCTCCACCTCAATCGTGTTGCCCTCCTCGCCGGGCGTGATCTTCACCTTCTTGATTGCACGACGAGTACGCGCAGATAGCTGATCCGACGCCCTAACCTGAACGCGGCCCATTTCATCCCACGATAAAACATCTGTAATTTCGCTGCTCGACAGCGCCTCAAGTTCCTGTACGACCGCTTGTCGGCGGTCCTCGTCTGCCGCCTCTAACGCGGCGCGTGCTTCACGAACGGATAGCGGCTTATCGGTCATCGGGGAAATCCACCTTCAGCCGCTCAAGATACAGGATCGCGTCCATGAGTTCCTCTTGCGCGTCCAGTATCCACTGGCGCGTTGGCGCATTGTTCTCAGCCATCGTCACGCCGTAATGCTTGATCCCCTCGCGGGAACGCGCATGAAAGCGATCCGTGACCGCTTGTACGATGGGATCGGGTTCTTGGCGTGACGGGCGTGTAGAACGACGCAAGACGCATGAGCGGCAAGGGCAGTGTATCTGCTGTTCCGTCATGCTGCTAACCCCGCTTCAATGCGATAGCTGTGACGCAGCAAGCCAGTAGACACACGCGGATCATCGCACTCGCGGGCGGCGGTGCGAACGATTCGCACTTTCTCCTTGCGCCACGCGCGGTGGGCAGCTTCGGGTGTGGCAAAAAGGCCGATGTATTGCAGTCTGCCGTTTTCCTTGACGCGGGCTTGGAAACCATTCCTCGCTTTGTGCCAAGACACACCAATAGGCCACTTACCCCGCTGTCCTGCGCTATCAGTAAGCAAGCTGTTAATCTGGCTTGACACAAACACGCACGTTGCGGGCGAATACACCTTGTTCCCCGGCACAACAATGTCCTTGTCTAACTGCTTGCCTTCCCAATCCTGCGTCATCATCCATG